GCGCCGGCGACCAGCCCGGCCAGTTTCTTGACGGACCCGCCGAACGCGGACTGCAACCGGTTACCGGCCTCCGCGCCGGCCTTCTGCCCGCCCTTGGCGGCCTCGTCGGACACGCCCTTCATGCCGCGGGCGACCTCGGTCTTGGCGCCTTGGATGCCTTGGGCGACACCCTTGTGGTCGAGGCGGATGTAACCGACCAGCTCACCAATGTCGAGGGACACGCGTCAGTCCTCCTCGGCGTCAAGGTCGGTCAGTGGGTTCGGCTCGGAGGCTGGGGCGGTCATGGACCGGGACAGCCGGGAGTCGACGTTGAGCAGGGCGAGGATCCGCAACCGCAGCCACCGCCACGACCGGGTCGCGAGCAGCTGCTGGTCGTCGAGGTCGATGCCGAACCGTTCGTGTAGGTCCGTTTCGACCTCAGCCCAGTGGTTGGCGAGGATCGCGGCGAACGTCAGGCCTTCTTGCGGGCCGGTCGGGCCGGCGCCTGCCGGGTAGTCGTACCACTCCCAGATTTCGGTGTCTGGGTCGTAGTCGCCGCGGCCCCAGCCTTGCCCGAGGGGGTCGGCCCCTGCGTCGCCGGGGCCTGTGCTTTTCCCCCGGTCTCCCAGTAGTGCTCGGCGTAGGCGCGGCCGGAGGTCCAGGCGATGAACGCGGTGGACACGGCGAACTCGATTTCGGGGGTGGACAGGTCGTCGGCGACCATCTCGTCGTACACGTCGCCGAGGACCTGGTGGGCGAAGTCGGGCAGGTGCTCGTCGTCGACTTCTACCTGGGCGCGGACGTCGTCGGGGACGTGCCCGCCCTGGTTGACGATGATGCCGAGCGCCATCTTCTGCTGCAGCGCCAGCCCGGTGGCGGCGTTGGGTGGCAGGACGCGGTAGGTCTTGCCGCGGATGGGCAGGGGCAGGGACAGGTCGAGGACGTCGACTAGGTCACGCACGGGTGTGCTCCTTGGCTGGGAGGCGGCTGGGTGGCTGGGGTGAGGGAGGGGGCCGCGCCCAGCCAGCGGTGGCCCCCTCCCCGTCTGTCAGGCGTAGGTGTACGCGCCCACGCCTGTGGTCGAGGCACCCACCGAGTTGGTGACGATGACGTCCTTGGCGCCGGCCGTGCCCGCGGGGGCGGTGGCGACGATCTTGGAGTCGGACACCACGGTGTAGTTCGTGGCGTTGTTCGCCCCGAACTTCACCCCGGTCGCACCGGACACGGTCAGGAACCCGGTGCCGGTGATGGTGACCAGGTTCCCGCCCGCCGTCGAACCGCTGCTGGGGGCGACGGAGGAGATGGTGGCCACACCGGTGGCGGAGTCGTTCGGGTTCGTGATCGTCGTGCGCGCGCCCTGCCCGAGGAGGGTGAAGTTCGCGGTGGAGTTGCCGCCCGGGTCGCCGGCCTGCTCGTCCCACTGTGCCAACGCGGTGCCCTGGTACGCGGCGCCGCCGGGGACCCGCTCGTAGTAGCGGACCTCGAGCGCGGACAGGGAGTCCGCGGCCTGCCGGATGGCCTTCTGGCCGGGGTCCTCCGCGCCGGTGTACAGCTTGCGCATGAAGGTGCCGGAGGGCTGCCACTTGCGCAGCGACACGTTGTCCGAGCCCCAGCCGACGGAGTCGTAGTCGGTGGAGTCGTTGACGGTGGAGGCGACGGCGGGGTTGAAGTTCGACATGCCACGCGCCTGCACCCAGTTGGGTGCGCCGGTGGAGCCGATGTTGACGTCGAGACGCCACTTGGTGTTGATGGTGGGCACGCCGGTTTCGGCCATGGTGCTACTCCTTGGGAGTGGGTGGGTAGTGATGGTCCGCCCGGCGGGCGGCACCCCCCGTCAGTCGACGAGGGACGTGGAGGGGTTGCTGGTGGTGGCGTAGAAGTTCAGGGCGACCTCGTCCCGGTCGCCGCTGTCGAACCCGATGCGGGCGCCGGACTGGAACGCCAACACGGCGAGCTGGGTGCCACCCCACTGCTGGCCGGTGAGGCCGTGCAGGGTGTCGCGGACCTGCGCGGCCCAGTCTTCGGCGGACACGTTGGAGCGGGCGGCGCCGCGGACCCGCACCTGCAGGCCTTCGGTGTTGCCGGCGGCGACGGGGTACCAGGTGATGACGAGCACCTTGTCCGGCAGTGACGGCATCTTGGAGATGAACACCTGGTCGGTGGTGGCGACACCGGCAGCGATCAGGGCCGCCTTGGCGCCGTCGCGCAGGTCCTTCGCCACGCTGCTCATGACAGGGCCTTTCGGACCTGGGTGGCGGCGATCTGCGCGACCGTGTCAGCGGACGCGGTCAGGGGCCCCTCGAGGTACTTGGCCTGCCGGCCCTGGTCGTGCCGGAAGTCCATCCGCTCGTGCTGGATCACCGCATACGGGCCCTTGTACGACACGGCGCCCACCGCCTGGTCGCCTTGGGTTTCGGCGGTGGCGACCCCGGACCGGGACAGGGTGCCCTCCTCGATGGGGACGACGTCGGTGGACTCGCCCAGCACGTGCTGCGCGGCCAGCAGGGCGGCACGCTCCGCCTGGGCGGCGATGGCGGCGCCGATGCCGGCGAAGTTGAGGTTGTCCTCCCAGTCGCTCATGCGATCGCAACCTCGAGGTGGTCCGGGGTGGGCAGCCCGCCACCGTCGTGGCGGGACACGGACAGGACGGTGGAGGTTCGGCCCCCGAACAGGGCGGGCAGCGTGACCAGGGAGTCGACGGGAATGTCGGTGGTGGCCTTCGGGTACAGCACGGTGGTCTCTGAGACGACCTGCTCACCGGACGCGGCGCGCACGAGCCGCCGCTTGTCGCTGATGAAGCACGGCAGCCCGGTGTCGACCTGGTCCCAGGTGTCGCCTTCCGGGCCGGCGCCGGCGAACCGTTCCACGTCGGTGGTGTGCACCCACCACTGCGCCAACGGGTCATCAGGGTCGATGGCGGCCACTGGTCAGCCCCACACGATGGGCTGCCCGGACAGCAGCCCCGCCGAGTCGAGGTACCACAAGGCGTCCGGGATCAGCTGCTCCAGCGCGTCCTGGTCGCTCAGGCCGCCGGGGGTGCCCCAGTTGATGGAGGCGCCACCGATGGACGACGATGCCGGTTTGGCGGGGGTGACACCGGTGGCGGGGTCGATGCCGCGTCGGGCCCACTCGGCTGCCTGCGCGCAGGTTGCGTCCTTGAACGCCTCCGCCGTGTCGGGGTCGGAGGGCAGACCGGCGCTGGTGGTGTCGTACAGGGCGGCCCGGGTGGCGCGGCGCACCAGCATGGACGCGCCGCGCAGGAGCCGTGCAGCGTTGTCGGGGGCGGGCTGCCCGGTGAAGGTCGACAGGTCGTCGGGGGTGGCGTAGACGAGCCCGCCAGTGGCGGCGACGTTGACGACGATCATCACGGGCTCCTCACGTGTGGGTGCGGTGGGGCGCAGGACGCGCTCATTGCAGGGAGAGAAAGGAAGGCGCCGCGACGCGCCTGGCTATGCCCGCCACGGACTCCCCGAGCGGCCTTCGGTCCGGTAACGATCTGGGTGCGCCGTCGCGGCTTTGGTGCCGTTGACGCCCCACCGCGTGGGTCCTTGTCGGGTGCCCACCCCACCCGCCCAGGCCGAAGCATGGGCGGGCAGAGAAGGCGTCCGCCTCAGACGAGCTTGGTCTCGCCGGTGTCGATGTTGTGCTCGACCGTGACCTCCGTGCCGTCCGGCTTGGTGGCCTTGTACTTCTCCACCCGCTGCTCACCCTTCGGCGGCTCCGGGTTCCCGGCCGGGCGGGACCCGGTCGGCTGGATGGCGTTGACCGTGCCCGCCTTGAGCGCGGCCTCGTCCGGCACGGGGGCCGTGATCGTGGAGCCGTTCTCGGACGGGTCGGTCGTGTCGTAGGGGGCGTCGCCCGCGGCGGTGGTCGCCGGCGTGCCGTCGACCTCCTCGAGCTTCGTCTCCTTGGGGTTGGACTTGCTGGTGGCCATGAGTGTCTCCTCGGTTGGTGTCGGCCTGGGTGACGGGTCGGTCAGCTGTTGAGCACGCCGGTGAGGCGTGCCGCGGCCTTGCCGCCGAAGATGGCCAGCCCGCAGTAGAACTCGATGCGGGTGCGGTACACCGGCTGCGACTGCAGGAAGCCGAGGTCGTCGACCATGACCCCGCCGTTGGTCAGGCCGGTGACGGCCTGGTCGCCCTCGTCCTGCCCGAACTTCACGGCGTAGACCGAGGACGTGGTGCCCGTAGCGGTGCCCTGGGTCTCGGTCTGCGCCAGGATGTCGGCGCCGGCGAGGTTCTGGCCTGGGTCGAGGACGGGGATGCCGTTCCACTGCAGGACCCGCTTGCCGGTCAGGTCCTCACGGACCGTGTCGACCCCGCCGAGGCGGCGGCCGGCGGAGCGGATCTTGCCGAGGATCTTGCTGTTGGCGTAGATCGCGCCGTTGGTGCCGTTGAGGCCGGGCACGGCCGCCACGAGCGCGTCGAGGGCGTCGAAGAACGCCTGCGCGTCGGAGGCGCCGTTGCCGACGACGGGGGCGCCGTTGGTGCCGATGGCGATGACCTGGCCGCCGGTGAGGCGCTTCTTCAGCCCGTCGAAGGACTTGGTATCGACGGTGATGTCGCCGTTGAAGAAGGTGTCCTGGTACTTGTACGAGGCCGCCTTGACCTTCATCGCCGTCTGCACGGCCCGCTGGTCGTTGAGGTTGCCGCGGGTCTGGACGATGAACCGGTCGACGTCGGCGTCGCCACCCATGATGACCAGTGACTCGGTCTTCTGGTTGACCGCGCCGGTGGACTCGGTGTACGCCTCGTTGACGGACCGGAATGCGACGCCGGGGAGGGTGCCCTCCTCGTTGTACGCGTAGGCGTTGCCCGCGATCTCCATGAGGGGGATGCGGTCGAGGACGGGGGACGTCTGGACGAACGTCTCGAGGACGCCGCGCTGCAGGTTGTTCTGCGACAGGGTCGCAGCCTGGGCGAGGGTAACTGCCATGTTGTGCTCCTGGTGTGAGGGCGGCTACGAGCCGCTGTTGGCGTAGGCCGCGGCGAGCCGGGGCTGTCCCGGCTGTGCACGCGATGCGGGGTTGCCGTCTTCGCCGGACCCGCCGGCGTGCTCGACGCTGCTCTTGCCGGCCGCCTGGGTCGCCTTGAGCTTGGGGTTGTTCTCGGCAGCCTCCTGGGCTGCCTTCTTCACGTCCGCCTCGAAGGTCTTGCTCGAGGGGTCGAGGTCTGCGATGGCGCGTGCGAACGCGCGGGAGTCGGTGACGGCTTGGGCGTCGACCTTGAGCTCGGCGTGGTTGCGCCACACGACGAGCTCGGCGGCGGACTCGCGCTGCGCCTGCTGCGCGGTGGTCAGCTGGGCGGTGAGGGCGGCCGGGTCGACCTGCTCCTTGTCGTCCTTGACGAGGCCGAGGGCCTTGCCGATGGTCTGGGCGAGCTCGGCCTTGGCGTCGTCGGCGGCCTGCTGCTTGGCGCTGGTGCGGGCCTTGCCGGCGTCGGCGCGGGCGTCGCGGATGGCTTTCTGCGCCCACTCGGGCAGGTCTTCGACCTTGCCGTCGCCCGCGGCCTTGTCCTTGTCGGCGTCCTGCTGCTGGCCACCCTGGTCGCCGGCTCCTGCGGCCGCGTCACCGGACGCGCCAGCGTCCCCACCAGCGGCGCCGTCACCGGCGCCTGCGTCTTCCATGCGGGTGTCGCCGAAGGTGCGACGGTGGAACGCGAGGATCTGAGCCGGGTCGGTGATACCGAGCGCGAGGGCGGACTGGAACTTGCGGGCCTGCTTGGGCATGGCTGGGTCACTCGATTCCCCGGCGCCTGGCCGGATAGGGGGTAAAACGAAACCCCCGACGCCTGGTCGGAGGTTTGGCTGGGTGGGGCGGTCAGCGGGCGAGCGGGGTGCCGGCAGTGCCGACCTGCTCCCGATGCCGGAGCCGTTTCAAGTCGTTGGCGTCCACGTGCTCACGCAGGGCGCCCTGCCACGCCCGAACCTTACGGCGGGCCTTGGCCGCGGCCTCGTCGGTCAGGGCGAGCTGCTCCCGGCGCTTCCACGCCCGCACGTGCCGTTCGATCGCGCGCTGCCGTTGCTTCGCGTCGTACCCGTCGGGGCTCTTGGTGGCCTTCACCTTGGTGGCGCCGGGCAGGTACGCGACCAGGCGGTGTGTGCAGTTCGGGTGCTGCAACCCGGCCGCCTTCGCCTGCGCGACAGTGCCGGCCACCTTCACCGTCACCGCCTCACCGGTCGTGACCGAGGGGGCAATGGCAGCGCCCACGGTGCCGCCGATGGACAGGACCTTGCCCTCCCACGGCCGGCACAGCGGGCATTCCCGCGGTGAGTCGGACACCATGACGAGGTCGAGCCCGGCCGCCTGCAGCTGGTCCATGTGGCCCTGGACGGCGGCCTGCCCGGTGACGGTGCGGGTGGCCATCTCCACATACGACTCGAGCGACCACTGGCGGCCGGCGGCGTCGGTGAACCCGCGGATCCCGTCCGACAGCAACCGGTCCAGCACATGCTGGGAGGCTTGCAGGCGCGTGTTGCCGCCCGTCAACACCTCCACCGCGCCCGCGGCAACGGCCTCGGTGTACGCGGCGGACAGCAGCTGCGGCAGCACCCGGTCCAGTCCGCCCAGCGACCGCATGGCGGCGTTGCGGAACGTCTCCGAGCTGGCGACGGCGGGCAACCCGCCGGGGGTGATGGGGTGGCCGAGCTCGTCCAGGTCGTCAAGGGCGAGGGCGGCGCCGTGGTTGTACGCGTGCAGCACCAGGTCACGGATCAGGTCCTCAAGCTCGAGCAGGGCGCGGCGGGTGTCGCGGGCCGCGTACTGGCGGATGCGTTGCACCTCGGCGAGCCGACGCGCCTCCCAGGTGGGTGAGTCCGGTTCGTCCTTGAGTGCTTGGCGCAGCATGGTGAACAGGCGGGCCTCGAGGTCCTCGACGACTCGCAGGACGTGGCGCGCGTACTGCTCACCGTCGGCCGGGCTGGCAGGCACAGGCTCAGGCTACGGGCTGGTGGCCGGTCACGTCAGTGCCCGCACCAACATCCGGGTTGCTCGGGTCCTGCAGCACCGGGACGGCGGTCTCGGCCATGATCGCGTCGGCCTCTTCGGTGACCTGCGTGTCGTCCCATTCCGGGTGCAGCAGCCGCACCAGCGTCTGCGTGGACGCGGCCTCCGCGGTGCGCAACGCCTGCGCGGTCTGCGCCAACGTCAGCAGCGAGTCCTGCACCCCGTCGGGGAACTCCACGTCCGGGCGTTGCGGCTTCACACCGGAGCCGAAGATCGCGGCGTCCACGGCCAGCAGCTTCTCCAGCACCTCCGACAGCGCCGGGCGCACCGCGCGCAGCTTGCGGTCCCGGGTCAGGAACGACCGCTGCTGGCGGGCGAGGACCTCGGTGGCTGTCATGGCGGAGCCCTCGCCGCCGAGGCCGAACGTGGCGGGGGAGTAGCCGGCGGTGCGCAGGATCTGGTCGAGCAGGTCCGCGGCGGTGGCGCGGTGCTCCTCGTGCCGGATCTGGAACTGCTCCGCCTGGGCGATCATCTTGGCGTTGGCCAGCGACCCAGGCGGGGCGTTCAGGGAGGAGTACACCTCACGGTCGGTGTCGAACGTGGCACCACGACCGGGACCGTTGTCCGTCAGGGCGTTAGAGTCCACGAGCAGCCGCGCCTTGGCCAGGCGAATGTCCCGCATCCAGGAGGAGTACACCTCGTCCAGGGCGTCCATCATGCCTTCGACCCCGTCAAGGTCGGAGCGGCCCAGGTGCTGCCCGAGCGGGTCCTTGCGCCACCGGCGCTGCGGCCGCTGGTTCGGCACGTACACCACAGCCAGGCCGGGCGACTGCGTTGACACGGTCCCGTCCGGGCGCTCATCAGTGACCAGGCCTGCCGTGGCTGCCAGGTCAGTGAGCGGAACGAGGTGGCCGAGGTTGGTGTCCTGCCCCTCGTACAGGCCGTGCAGGATCACACCCGTGCCGAGGGCGTCGAGCTCGTGTCGTTCCACGTGCCGCCACACCTGCTGCCCGGACCGCTTCACCACCGACCAGAACGTCACCCCGACCAGGCGGCCCCACCGGAACTGCGGCCACGCCGCGTCCGCGTGCACCGTGGTCAGGAACGGGCGGCCCGCCACGACGGTGTCGTCCCAGGTGACGCGCAAGAAGTGACCGCCCAGGGCGGCACCAACCTCGGCGCCTTCGGAGAACACCTGCAGCGCGCCGTCGTCGATGAGCTGGTCCAGCCGTTGCTGCGTCGTGTCGTCGTCGACGGTGATCGTCGGCGCCTCAGACCACAGCAGGTCCGCGGAGGCCTGGCACAGGTCCGTCGCGATCGGCACGTGGAGCTTGCGCCGCGGCCCACTGGTCGCCGCGTCCGCGGACGGGGCACCCCAGAAGAACCGGGACACCGCACCGACCACACCGCCGGCGTACTGCGACGGGCGGGTGCGGGTCGTCTTGCTGTTCCGGTACGCCACTTCGAGGGCGTCCACGTCACCGGTCCACCAGGCGTCCCAGGCGTTCATGGCCGGGGTGATGGTGTCCAGCTCGGCGGGCGGCCACGGGGTGGCGCTGTCGGGGAGCGGCATTCAGTCGTCCCCCTTCAAAGGCTCAATGTTCGGGTGCTCGGCGGCAACGTGTTCGGGCAGCAGGGAGTCGACGGGGGCGTCATAGTCGCAGTGCGGGCACTGCCACGGGTTCAGGCGGCCGCCGGCAGGTGGTCGGCGAGCTGTCCACGCCACAAGGTCTCCGTCGTCGTCACGATGTACCGGCCCGCGTCCAGGGAGTGGTCGGCCACCTTCACCGGTTTGTCCTCACCCTTGGCGGTGGCCTTGTCGTCCCAGGAGTAGCCGGGCGCTTCCCGGATGAAGCCCTGGCACCGGTCCGACACCAGCAGCTGGTGCGAGCCCAGCAGTGAGGCGACGGTGCGGATGCCGTAGGCGACGTCGTTGTCGGCGTCGGTGACGTTCGTCAGCCCGTCGGAGTGCAGCTGCACCTTGAACGATGCGGCGGCCGGGTCAATGGTGACCCACTCGATGCGTGGTTGCGCCGGCCCGGGTGGCAGGTGCGCGCCGTGCATCCAGTCCCGCAGCCCGGCGGACAGTTGCGCGTCGGTCAGGCGCACGTTGGTCTGCGCCGGGTCGTGCCGCCACTCATCCACCAGGTATAGCCGCGGGTGCTCGAGGGACAGGCCGAGCAGGAGCCCGGCGCTGGCGTTCGTGGTGCCGTAGTCGACACCGACACCGAGCAGGCGGGACATGGGCGGCAGCGTCTGCCACGGGATGACGTGCGCGGCCGGGTCCCACATGGAGTAGATCGCGCCCTCCGCGGCCACCCACTCGCCGAGGATGAACCGGCGGTACCACAGGCCCGTGAACTCCAGCTTCTTCTGCGCCACGTACTCCGGCGACAACGCGGGGTTGTCGTCCATGGTGAAGTGCCAGGTCCGCCAGTGCGGCAGGTCGGTGATGCGGTCCAGGAACCGGCGTTTGAGCCAGTGGGCGGGGTTGTCCGGGTTGGTGGTGCCGAACAGTTTCGCCCCACGCACGGACATGCGGCCCAGCAGCTGGGTGAAGAACTGTTCCGGCAGGGTGGTGACCTCGTCGACGTAGGCGCCGGCGATGGTCATGCCGCGGATCACCAGCTCCGCCTTGGCGTCCGAGGCGCCGAGGACGTGGATGCGGCGGCCGAGGATGGTGACGGTGGGGGCGCCGTAGTTGCCGACAACCAGGTGCGCGGCGTCGCCGGTGATGACCGGGTCCTGCAGGGGGCCGATGACGTTGCGCCACACCGCGTCGCGGGTGCGGCCGACCATGACGAGCTCGCCGCCGCGGGGGGCGTTGGCCAGGAACAGCATCCATCGGATCAGGGACCCGATGGTTTTGCCGGCGCGGATGGAGCCGTGCCACAGGTTCACGGTGCCGGTGGCGTCCCGCACAGACTGCAGCTGCTTGGGTGACAGGCTCATTCGACCGGTGGGGCCGTGTCGGTCTCGTCCCGGATCCCGAGTGCGGCGGCGGTCTGCTGCAGCAGCCCGACGACGGCGGCGGCGCCGGCGCCGGAGTCGTGGTCGTCGAGCTTCAACGACCGGTCGATGGCGACACCGGTGGCTTCCATGATCTACAGC